ATCTCTAAGTTTTATAAGAGTTTTAGCATACTTGTTTCTGTAGTATTCTTTATCTCGATACTTTCTTTCTCTGTTTAGTTTACTTGCTATTATTTTATCTAACCTACTGTAAGTATCTATGTAAGATTTTTCATGCTTATCTATCCAATTATCAAATAGCTTTAGTCCGTGTAACACAGTAGCGTGATTCTTACCTACTGATTTACCTATTGTGTTTAAAGAATGTAAAGTATATTCCCTGCATAGCTTATAATACATTGCTCTCATATATACATACTCTGTTGTTCTTTTTGTGTTTAATAAGTCGTATCCTGTTTCCTGTTCTACTAACTCTCTAATTTTGTCTATTGTCATTTTCTATTTCTTTTATCGCTTTTAATATTCCTGCACAAGCCTCATAGTCCTCTATGTCCTCGTACATTTTTAATGTTTGTTTTAACTCGTCTAAGGTAACACCATTTTCTATATCTAATAGTGCTAATAGGTAAAATTCATTTGCTACTTTTTTATTCAAAACATCCTTATTTGGGCTTGATGTTGTTTTAATCGTTTTATTGCTGCTTCGTAATATTCTGTATCTATTTCATATCCTGTTAAATCATATCCTAAGTTATGACAAGCTATCGCTATGCTTCCGCTACCTAAGTGTGTGTCTAATATTCTATCTTTTTCTTTAGCATATCTTACCAATATTTCTTCGTACAACCTTACAGGTTTTTGACAAGGGTGGTATCTATCTTTATACTCAGCAGATACTCTAATTATTTTTGGTACTTTGTTAAAAGAAGTCCAACATAACTCGTGCATAGCATAATTAATTTCTGCTTTTTTTTTATCCCAAACTAACCAATCTCTCTCGTTAGGTAATAAGTTAGCATAATAGTTTGCACCAAATATAATTTGATTTTTACTAACTCTTAAAAGTTCTATAAAATATTTTTTGTCAGGTATATTATCATTCCAATTTTTAGCACTCATAAGTTTACCTATTGGATTTGTACCTTTCATTCTATTTGATATACCAAAAGGAGGGTCAACAATAGCAAGGTCAAACTGATTATCAGCAAACCCTGCCATTGCAACCATACAATCCTCATTGTATAAATTAATCATTCTGTATCTCCCTATAGAAGTTTATTTGTTTTGTAACTTCAGGTCTAATAAATTCTACAGAAGAAAGTATTGGACTATCTTGTTCTGCCCAAGTTTCTAACTGATTAAAAACAAAGTTCATCTCCTTCATATTGCCTTTACTTTTGCTATGTGCTATAGCACAAACTCTGTTTATAGTAAATGCCTGTATCTTAACACCACCATATAGTTTTTTTAATTCATAAAATCTTTTAAAAAGGTATTCGCTAAATACTCTGTTTCTTATAACACTAACACCTTGCTTAAATGTTTCAGTACAACCTGCATTAAAGTATATATTTAAAACGTTCCCAACAGAAAACACATCTTTAGTTTCGTAATACTTTTTTAGTACATAGCTATAGTCCTTTCTTGTTTGTGAGTAGCTTTCTAAATAATCAAGTGCAGTCCATTTTCTATTATTATTATTTATGCTCATAATAAATTTTTGGTATTCATCTTTATTTTTGGCATCTATCCAATCTACAATATAAGCAGGTAGTGTTTCTATACCCATTTGTTTAGCACATTCTACCCTGTGGTGTCCTTCTATAAGATTAGCTTTGTGGTCTACAATTATAGGCACTAAAAATCCAAACTCTACCATTTTCTTTTTAAAACTATCCCTGTGCAACTCTACAATTTTTCTATTTACACCTGCGTGTTTTAGTTTGTTAATTTGATAATTTCTTTCAAATGTTCCTGTTTTAATGTTTAATGTATTCATAATATTAATTTATTGTTTTGCCTACTCTGAAAGGTTTTCGGCTTTCCCTTATAATATACCTCGCATCACATATTGATCAAGGTCGTGTTCTTCTACAAAGAAGTATTTATATAGGTCTGTAGCTTGTTTGAATTTGTCCTTACCTCTTGCTATAAATTCATCACTCGCATCAAATATTCCTATATCACAACTACCCTTGTCAATTACCAAGAATGTAACCTTACTTGCTTTGAATAATCTTTTGTAAATATATGCTTGTAGGTCGTAACCAAATTTATCTGCAGAGTACCTAAAGCCATTCAAGTCTTGACTACTTTTTAAGTCTATAATGTGTCCTTCTTTAAGTATGTCTGCTTTGCCTCTTACAGGAAAACCATCTAACATCTCTAATGCAGGTACTTCAAACTCTGACTTATTAATTAGTTTAATAGCTTCTTCGTTTCTTAGTAAAGCATCTGTTAGTCTTTCAGCATCTTGTTTCTCTTTTTCTAAATATACCTCTCCGTGTTTAGATAATGCCTCCTTGTAAACTTTAGCGTTTTTAGAAGATACATCTACAAACTCTAACCTGTCTATCTTGTGGGGTTCCAATACCATCCAATGTAATAACTTACCTGCTCTTAGTGCAGGGGTGTCCTCTACACTACCATACTTAATTATGTTTCTGTAGGTCTTAGGACTTTTAAGAATAGTTTTTAGACTACTACTACTTAGTGCATACTTGCCAAGATGACCATAATAAAACTCATCATCGTACATCTGTGTCAGTATTTCATCCTTACCCCAAGCCTCACCATTTAGTAGTGTAATCATAATCCAAGTATCTCGTCTTGTGATTCTTGCCTATTGCTTAGTTCAGCTTTGGCTTCCTCTATGTGGCTTTTAAGTGTGCTGCCACTTTTAATAATTTGTCGTAGTTCGTCATTTGAATAAAATGACCATAAAAACTTACTGTAGTTATCCATAATTTTGTTTTTAGTAAAACTACTTATTAATATTTAATTAACAAATTATTTATTTAATTTTTTAATCTTTTGTATATAAAGTGCAGCATCAAGCAATTCAGTTTGTAATTCATTTAGCCACGTATCAAAACCTTCAGGATTCTTTTCTAATGTAGTTCCGTATTCTTTTTGTCCTTCTTCACTACGCTTGTCCATAATATACTTTACATCTTCTACTATGCCATCTGTGTGCATCTCAAAGTATTTCTTTTTGCTATCACTCATAAGCCTAATTCTTTTTCTTTTTTAAGTTTTGCTATTTCTTTTTCTAATTCTTCTACTTTCTTTTCTGCTTTAGTTGCTCTGTCTATTGCTCTAAGTTTGTCTGATCTGTATTCACTTAGTGCTTTGTTAAAATAAAGTTCGTTTGTGTATATCTCTGTAATGTAGTAATTAATATCTACAAGACTACCCATTAGCTTATCAACTGCATCAGTTGGTTTTTTCTCTTGCCACTCTAACAAGGTGTTTGCTATTATATCAAAGTTAGCTAAGTAATTAAGGTGTTTTAAATTGTGTATTTTTTTGTGCATTGTTGTAATGTAATATTATGTCTATCTTGTTTTTTATTTTCTGTAGTTCGTATATTTCTTCGTCTTGATAATATATAAGTAGATGTGGTACTTTAAATCTTTCTCTGTAATCTAATCTTTGTTTTTCGTGGTTTTCTTTTGCCTTAACTTGATAAGGTTTACTCATATACTTATAGCTGATTGGTTTAATCTGCCCACCAAACACTAATGTGTCTTTTGTATATACCTCAAAGTCTGTAAAGTATTTTTCATCTAACTCATATAATGATTTTCTAAAATCTAAATTAGGATAAAAATTATTAAGTTGTTTTATAAATTTCATTTCCCTAACAAATCCGTTGTAGGTTTGTCCAATAATTCTATGATATATATAGTCCACTATAGTCTTGTCATCATATCCTGTCAGTTCTTTTATTTTAAATGCAATTTCACCTATCCTAATTTCTCTGTCTATTGTTAAGTAAAATGTTTCCCACCCATCCATAGTAAATTCATTTGATAAACGATAGTAGTTATCTATAAGTTTCATGCACTTACCTACTGACTTACTGTTAAAATACTTATTAACCCTTCGATCTTGGTTTAGGGTTTTGTATATTTTATCTTCTATTGGGTTTATATACATTATAAATACTGATTATAAACTGCTACTAAGTCTTTCCATATTATCTTACCAAAACTACAAGGTGTACAATCTACCTTTGTTTTAAATATTCTCTCGTATATGTCTTTGTAAGTTTCTTGTTCGTCAAATGTAAACCTATTTTTTTTGGTATCTATAGCCATCTTAATAAGGTTAAACTCATTTTCAGTTAGACATTCAGGCTTTTTGTATCTAAACATTTTGTTTAGTTTTTCCTGTCTTTCATCGCAGCCACAATCTTCCCCTGCTAACCACTTGACTGCTTTCTTTATGCCTGTAGCTTTTGTTATTTTTTCTACAGTATCTCCAAGTCCTTCACTTGCTTGTGCGTGTTTTTTTGCCCATTCCTTGTAGAGTTTAGTTCTCTTATCTTTTGTTGGTGGTAATTCTTTCATATTCTTTGTATTTTAAATCTAAATAATCTTCGTCAAATAATTCTCTAAGTTCCTCTTTACACTTTTTTAGTGTGTTGTATATGCTAACCCAACTAATTTTAGTTTCGTCTGCTATTTTTCTAATAGACATATCTGTATCTCTGTACAGTCTAAATAGTGTTTTGTCATACCATCTCCAATTATTTATGTGGTCATCTATTAGTGTTCTAAATTTATCATATCCTATTTGCTCATCCAATTCCGTATTGTCTGCAATTTGCGTAAAGTTTTCTTCCGCATCAAGTTCAATTTTTTTAACCTTTTTTTTAGCATTAATAAACTGTAGCCAAGTAGTGCGAAGGGTAAAATACATATACCCACGACTAACAACACCATTATCAATAATCTTTTCTTCACTTGCGTATTTATAAATTATTAAATAAGCCTCTTGAACAATGTCCTCTTGAAAGTTTTTCTCTCCAAACGATTCTACTATTTTTATCCACTCGTTATGTCTTTCGGCTACCTTACTTAGCCACTTACTTCCCATACTACGTTTACACTTATTATTCCTAAAATTGCTTGTAAAGTGTATTCCGTAATTTCTTTATTGTTTTCTGTAAATTTTTCTTCGTGTACTAAAGCACCTATGACAAATCCCTTTATAGGAGATATTATAATTTCTGCTTTGTTATACAATCCAACAAACGCAAAAAAGATTGTTATAATACCTGTTGCTATAAATAAGTATACCATAGGGTAACTGAATATTAGTTCAGCTTTCAAAATTTAATCTTGTTCGGTTCTTCGTGCAGTATGTCTTTACCTTGAAATTCAAAGCCTACATTGTTTAAGGTCATACGTAATTTAATAGGTTTTTCAAATGGTGTACATCTACCTCCTGTTTCTGTTTCTTTTACTTTTAAAACGTGCAAATGGCTAAACATCCATTCGCTTTCGTGTGAATTATATCTATGACAACAAAGTACGTCATCTGCTCTATTAGACCACTTACCACCACCCTCTACACTTGCAAGACCTAATGGCATAGGCAAACTTGCATACTCGTGTTCTTTGGGGTGAGTACGTCTTAAAGCCTCAGTTACACCATGTGCATTTAGATATACTGTAACGTTTTGTTTTTTAGCAAACAATCTAAACTCTGTAGCTATTTGATAATCATATTCGTGTCCACCTACTGCTTTTAAAAGGTGATGGTCTTTGCTTAAACTGTTATAAGGGTCTATAAGTAGTGCATTATAATCCCAAGCGTTTTTAACTGCCTTTGCCTCTTTTAGTAAATCCTTATACGTGTACAAATCTTCTACGTCTATAATTTTAAAATACTTATCTGCCCATTTTACTGTATCGTTAATCTCATCTTCTTGTGCGGTGTGTATAGGTTTATTCATTTTAAACTCAATAATCTTTCTTAGTATGCTCTGTGGTGTGTTTTCACTTGACCATATTAGAAATCTTAGTTTGTGTTTTATTGCCCATACTGTAAATAGATAACTAATTATTGTAGTCTTTCCTACGTTTGCGTGTCCTATAATTAAATTAAAGTTTCCTTGTTTGTATCTTATGTATTCGTCTATGTCAGGTACTCCTATTTTTAATCCTTCTTTTACCCTGCCATATTTAATATCTAAAATCCTTTCTTTAATTTTGTTACTTTGTGCTATCATCTAATTTGGTTTACGTTTAAGCCATATTTTAAATATTCTTTTCTACTGTTTCTTTCTAATGGATCGTATTTGTAGCCTAAGATAGGATTTATACCGTAATTCCAAAAATCTATAGGCATAGGTTCGTC